GTTGGCTTCCTCCACCATTGAGTAATCACAGAAAGTACATCTTGCCTCTTCATCGTCCCATTCTACCAGCATGCCACCACATTTAGGGCATTGCATAAGTCACCCCCTGAGCATAGATTTTACCCTGGCGATTATACCCGGCTGGCGCCATGTCTTGGTCCGGCACTTAGGGCATTGCCGGGGTCTTGGTTGCCGTGGCCACCATTCATGTCCGCATTTAATACACCGCATTATTCACCTTCCGGGGGGTAAACATCATTAAAGTCTGACCACATGTCTTGAGTAAGCCCCCCGGGGAAGGATATTCCTCTCCCTTTACAGTAGTCAACAAACGTAGACCACCACCCCACATTGAGCTTGTGCCACATATAGTCCATTTCCTCCTTAGTCTCCAGTGTTATAATCACCGGTCTGATGTTCTCTGGCCCCCTTGTTACTCTCATAGTGCCTCCTGTTTAGCCCTCTTACTTTAAGTATAACATACATAGCATCTAGCCGTCAAATTATTTTCCCAAAATATATTTACCTCCCTGCCCGTTTGTGCCTAGCGTGGTATTGCGCTTTTGGAATCTCATGGTATAATTAAGTATGGGCATGAAAACCCAATACAGGCCGCCGGGGTTTCCGGTTGAGTGAAGTGCATCACCGCTAAGTGAATTAACACTGCACCGGCCCGGCGGCAACAGTATTATGGAACAACTGATTTCCCAATTTGATTTCATAGTAGATAACCTCCACTCCTTGGGGTGTGATTGTGGGGGTGCTTATCGCGTTGTTAATGTCACTATTCATATTGACAAGACAACCCCTATTCATTTCCAGCGGGTAGCTCTTGCCCATGAAGTGCTGGGCGCTTACCTCGGTAGTATCGTGCCACCCGCTGACATAACCGAGATAGCCGAGAATTTAATTGGCGGTCTTGATACACTTGAGGCACCCCCCATATAGGTGGCAGCATTTACAGCAATACTTGTTACCTAATGGGCACACCTTGATCGGGTAGGCTTTCATCGTTTCTGATAGTGTCATCATTCTATCTCTCCTTTCTTATTACTTGAGGGGGCTAACCCTCTTTTTTAAAAGGCCAACACGAGCCGTATTCTGGATGCAACTTCTCGAACTTTCTAGCACATACTGAGCATGGTTTTTCCCAATAACTAAACTCATCAAGTTTACCAGAACCGAAAGTAGGACTCTCACAAATTCCAGTTGAGGCACCACATTTAAAATTCCCACATAAACTCATTTTCCTTTCATCTCCTATTATTTATTTAAGAGTTAGCAAACCGTTGCCGTTCCCCCCGAACGTACTTCTGTAGTTTCCTTAATAAGGCACTTGAGCCAGTCGTCCATCTCATCCCATTCATAGTGTTGGAATCGTTCCTGAATACAGGCACCACACAATATCTCCGTGCGGCTTTGCTTATCCAAGTTATCCCAGTGTAGTTTTAACATTTTCAATTCCCCCTTTCTTTTAATCCCTCACCTAGACGCTGGCGGTGGTGTCCAGCGCCCGACGTGAAGGGTTAAGATTGCATAATATGGGTTCCATCTAATACTTCGAAGTCATAGTCCCAGAGGTTAGCGGTGTCTTTGCACTGTGGGCATCTCAGTAATTCACCTTCTCCCCCAAACTCATGCTCAGAGGCGATATATCCGCATGACTGGCACTCGATTAAAGTATCCGTGGTTATCATTTTATTTTCCCTCCCTATATTATTTAGTGGGTGCTAATAATCAAGCACAGGCGCTTGGTAGGAATCACTTAGCTTTAGGCTGTACCTACAGGCATTATTGAACGTTGGTATATTGCGCAGCCCCTGGGCTTGGCCGTCCTTATCATAATAAGCGACTACGAAACGGCCATTATTTAATCGGTGTAATCTCACAATATTCTTCATCTTATAACCCCCAATCAATTACTGTCTAAAGCATAGCATAAGGATATATGAATGTCAAGGTTTATTTTTATTTTTTTCGTGCCTGAATTATGAACGGGAGATGAATATGGTTACAGCTACATTAGAAGACGTGCTTTTAGTATGTGAGCATTGCGGGCATGAGTTCTCGCTGTTTAGGGCAGAGGTGTGCGAGGTATGCAAGGCCAGGGTATGCCCGGAGTGTGACGGGTGTTCGTGCGATAATGGTAACAGAGTGATAGATAGTGTCACAGATAATGGGCATTAAACGTGACAAACAACGTTTCGAGCACACGCCTTCAGTGAAACGATAGGTGCCTGCTAACTAAACAGGCGCTGAGGCGTGGATTTACTTACAAAAGGAGATAGTATGTTAGTGTGTTCTGCTTGCTCTAATAAGAACGGCCTCTACTACGCACCAGTTACTGAGTGGTATTTCAGAGAGGACAAGGACGGCAATGAGGTATTGGTAGAGCTCGGCCGGTGTCCTCAATGCGGCAAGGGATGTTCTACTAAGAAGATCACCAGCCTAACAGGCCTGACTGGGAAGTTATTAATAGATGTTACCTGATCACCCCTTTTCCCCTTGCTTTCATCGTGGTTCCCTTTATTTTAGGAGTGGGGGGAGCTCTCGAACCGCCCGCAGGCACGAAACCTTCTTGAGCTATGTCGCACAATAGAAGTTATGTAGAGTTATCATGCCATTAAGTAAGAAGCGCAATAGGGATAGAATGAAGGCCAGGCGTGTGCAACCTAAGTGCAACCTAACTGAGCAGGGTTCACCACCGGGGGAGATGGAGCCTGTGCAACCTAACGACCGGCTAGGCCGGTGCAATAGGGTCAAGCAGGGGTCCCCCATGGGGTGATAGGGAGAGGGAGCGCATGCCGGGCTTGTGAATGGGGTCTTATCTTAAACGGAACTAAGACCCTACCCCATTGAACCCCACAGAACATAGCAGCACCAGAAGGATACCCGTCCGTAGTTAAAATGAAACCTTTCGGAGTTAGATATATCAGGAGGTAAAAATGCACGAACATACTCACGGATGTTGCGACCATTGCCTGCATTATTGTAATATTTGCGGCAAGGCGTACTGCTGCAAGTGCGGCAGGGAATGGGGAAATGTCAATTATTCATACTCGTATCCTATTACCCGCGGCACCACCTATGACGCTGGTGATACCTCTGATAACATCACCTATGCTCACGTGCACGGTCATTAGATTAGGTTTTAAGGGGTCTGAGGTCCGATTTTAGAGGGGGTAAGGGGTAAATTAATGGAAGAGTATAGTGAGCCGATACATGGGGCTTCTGAGTGGTTCTGTCCCGTGTGTGGGTTAAGAAACAATTATAGTAATGATAATGAGTATATTTGCAGTGGTGGGAAGTATATTTGCGGGTACAGGTATGACAGTAGGGGTGAGCAGTGGCGGACGAGGCAGAGGTTAATTAAGATGTGGGACAAGATAGGTTGTCCGGTATTGGGGGTAAAGTGGTAAAAAGGCTTAAGATCGACAGGGAGGAGAAGGGCCTAATCGAGGTCTCCTTTTCAGCGGGGGCGTTAAGTAGTGGAGAGAAGAAAGAGATAGTAGATGTTTTCGGGGTAGATGTTAGGGGTGGGGAGTGGGCTTTCACCTATGAATTTTGGATCGAGTATTGGAAGGTCTTAAGGGAACTTTCCCTGATAATGAAGATAGCCAAGAAGGCGTCGGGGGTTAAGGTTGACCTCAGGGAATTAAATCACGGTAATTTTATAATTGAGGATTTTTTCAAAGTGGTGAGAGATGGGCAGAAAGAAGGGAGTAGCTAACAGGCCGGGGAGTAAGAAGCCGGGGCCGACGGCTGATTCCGGTAAATATAAGGGCAGGTTATTGGGGGAGGTCTTGGTTGGGGCTAAGGTGGCCGTTATAGAGGAGTTGGAGACTGGTGAACACCGGACTCTTACGCAGGCGGCGAAAAAGGCCAGTGTCCCTCCTCATAAGGCGTGGTCGTGGAAGTTAACCGACCCGATGTTTTCCGAGACGGTGGATTCTCTTTTAATGGCTGCTAAAGAGGTTGCTTCTGATAAGCTGGAGCAGGACTTGTTAAAGGGGGTGAACGCCTCGGCCAAGATGACCATATTAGAGGGGTGGAGGCCCCAATTATACAGAAATAATTATCGTGTATTAATTACCGATTCGAGGATGCTGGAATATTTAGACGCTTTAAGGAAGGCCGCCAGTGTAGAGGGGGAAGTTATTGCCGAACCTGGCTCAGTTACAGGAGACGTTCAAGAGAATAGGTTACTCACCGAATCCCGACCAGTGGAAGATTCACCAGAATAAATCAAGGATAAGGCAAGTAGCGGGTGGGGAGCGTTCCGGTAAGTCCAAGTCATCGGCGGCTGATTTGGTCGCGCGGATGCACGAAGGTAAATTATACTGGTTAGTAGCCGCTGATTACGAAAGGACGAAGGCGGAGTTTAATTATATCTGCGAATACCTGGAGAGGATACCCGTAAGGTTCCAGTCCACCAAGAATATCGACCCGGGTGAGATAGAAATTGAGGGTGGGTTCAGGATTGTTACTAAATCCGCTAAAGACCCCCGGAAATTAGCTATGGAAGCCCCTGATGGGATAGTTGGGTGCGAAGCATCGCAGCTGGACTACGAGTCTTTCTTAAGATTAAGGGGCAGGTTGGCCGAAAGGCGTGGCTGGATGCTCCTTTCGGGTACTTTTGAGAGTTCCTTGGGGTGGTATCCCGACTTATGGCAGCAAGGACAGTTGCCAAACCCCGGTTTCGCCTCCTTTTCCATCCCAACCTGGTCTAATCTGGCTATTTTCCCTGGTGGGAGGGACGACCCGGAGATAAAGGCACTTGAAGAGGTCAGTTCCGTTGAATGGTTCTCGGAAAGGTTCGGCGGAGTCCCCTGTCCTCCGAAAGGTAGAGTCTTTAGCGAGTTCTCGAATCCGATTCATACCGGAACAGGTGATTTGTTCGAGTTCGACCCCTCTTACGACGTTCAGTTATGGGTAGACCCCGGCTATGCTTCGGTCTATGCCGTAGAAGTCGTACAGCAAAAGGGGGAACAGATATATGTCATAGATGAGGTCTACGAGTCAGGTCTTATAACCTCTGACATGATAACATTATGCAAACAAAAACAGTGGTGGCATAAAGTTGTTGGTGGGGCGATTGACATCGCAGGGACACAACATCAGGCCATGCCCGCTCCGACGGAGATTTGGATAGCGGAGGGTAATTTATATCTGTTACCGCAAAGACTCCTTATAAGAGACGGTATTGAGTTGGTTAAAAGGTATCTTCTGGTCAATCCCCTGACTCAATCCCCTAAGATTCATATTAATTCTAAATGCAAGGGTTTGATTTCGGAGATGGGCGGGTGCGCCTCCCCGATAGATAATCAGACCAAGGTTTATAAGTGGAAGATGGACAGGGAAGATAATGTTATCGGTGAAATCCCAGACGATAAGCATAATCACGCGTGTAAGGCATTAGCTTACGGGTTGTCTGATTTGGTTGGATTCACCGAGACGAAGAAGAAAGGAAAGATTATATTCTGGTAAGGAGGAATTGTGAATACAGTAACTCAGAGTGAGTTTTCCAGGATGACAATGGATGAGAAGAGGGAGATTGTACCGGCGATTCTCACCGCTGACGGAGAGGATTTCGCCATGATTGTCCAGCCGCAGGATGTGGTTGTTATCTCCGACCTGCATCCCAGGGTTAGAAACATGATAAAGAACATGGAACTTAAGGCCCGGGCAGGGATGCCTAAACCTATAAAGGTTTTTAAAGAGGAATAATGTACGACAAGGCCGACGATGTAATTAGCGCGCATAAGTCTTTTCAAAAAGACACTTCCTTCATCAAGAAAAAGAGGAGATGGGAAGATGACTTTAACCTTATGAGGCAGAAACCCTATTCCGCTGGCAAGGGTTATTATTCGTATACGTCAAACGCTGCCGTTACTTTAGGTAATAAAGTCGTGTCTCTTCTTTCCACCGCTAAACTGATTATCAGAATACCGCAGGAAGTTCTTACGGCAGATGAGAGGGCAATCGCTTCAAACATGGAGAGGTTCTGTTACGGTATGCTTAACCAGAACGATGCCGATTTAATGAAGCTCGGGATGCCCAACCTAAGAGAGCAGATTTCATGGTTCTCCAGTTACAGGGGGACGATTGTCTGCGTTGTCAGATTGTTTAAAGGGGAAGACGGCAAGACAAGGTGCAGTATCATTCCTTGGGATATTTATAACGTCTCTTACGGATACGGCAGTGACGGCATCGATTGGATGACCAACTTCAGAAAGATTGATAAGTTCCAGGCGAAGGCCGACTTCGGCATTGATACTGAAAATAAAACAGTTGATGTTTACGATTATATAGACGAGGAAAATTACGGCGTTATCTATAACGGGGAGTGGTCCGCTAAATATCCCCTAACCCCTCATAACTTAGGTTATTGCCCCGCTTATGTGATTCATGCCGGGTCGACTCCGTATGTCAGGCAGGACAATTACGAGTATACCGGCGCCCACGTTGGAGAGTCGGTCTTCCAATCAAACAGGCTTTTATATCCTATTATCAATAAAACAACCTCCGATTTACTCACCTTAGTGAGAAGGGGGGTTAAGGTTCCCTTACTGCATAGATCGGCGAAGGGGGATAAGACACTCGACAGGGATATATATCAAGTCGAGCAAGGAGCTGAGATTCCCATTTCAGCAGACGAGGATATTAAACCCGCCCTTCCCGTAACGATGCCTACCGACGCATTTCCTTTAATGAGTATAGTTTCGGAGGACGAACAAAGAGGCGGTCTCCCCAAAACAAGCTACGGCCAGTTAGGGTTCAGGCTTTCAGGTCTGGCGATTAATAGGCTTAACGAGGCGATTGAGACAGTTGTCCTTCCCTTCTTAAATAGCATGAATAGAACCTACGATTTGATTTGCTCTAATTTAATTTCTCAATACGCGGGGAGCAAACTTCCGCCTGTTGATATTAGAGGCAGGACAAGCCGCAATCAGGTTTTTGGATTCCCTAAACCGTTTAAGATTTCACCCGATAAACTTAACGCCGAATGGTTACCTGAGGTTCGCTTGGTTCCTGTCCTGCCGAAGGACGACGCCCAGAAGTACCTAACGGCCCAGATAGCCAAACAATATGAACTCATGTCCAATTACAGTATCAAGGAGAATATACTGGAACTGGAAGACCCCGACAATGAACAGAGACTACTCGATATGGAGTGGGCGGATAATATACCTTTAGTTAAACTGCAAAAGGTTATGGCGGCGGCAATCGCTGACGGTGATGCGCAGACTGCTATGTTTATTCTTTCTGAGATAGAACGGGTTATTTTAGAGAAGGCAAAGGAAAGACCTCCTCAGGAGGGTCAGATGACTCCGATCCAGCAGTCGGCAATGGGGGAGGGTGTCGGTCTCCCCCCTGGGGAAACAGGGATGCCTACCAGTGTAATGCCGCAGGAAGAAATGGGGGGATTCCCTCCGGGAGCGATGGATAATGGCGGATAATCCTTATGTGGGGCGCTCTGAATATGGGGCTGGAACCAAGAAGGCGTCAGGGGGCGACATTGGATCAGTAGAGGGTGCTGGGTGGGGTACTAGCGCCAGAACACACAGCCCCTATCCCGCTGCAAACGCTACTGTTCAGGAAGCATTGAATCTCACCGATGACGCTATGGCGAAACTCCGAATCATCAATGGCGCCATGATGTTCCCGGAACTGATAACAACTGCTGATAACTTGATTAAAGCAACCAGGGTGATGGGTAGGATAAAGGTTATCCCTGGTACCAACCTTGTTAACGTTGGTGAGGGCGATACCATCCACATGAATGATGTGATTGGATTTATCGCCTCAGCGCAGGGACAGAAGTATTTACAGGCCGCCCCTGAATGGCAAGTTGATAGACTCTTCGGGACAGTTGGTGGAAGTAGATATATGGAGGGGGCTGATTACTATCACCCTCAGGTGGGATACGTTTATAAGTATCCGTATCTTAAATCACTATTGTATCCCAAGATGTCGGAGTACGGGGAGGCCCCGTCTATTGAGCATCCTATTGGGGTGGAACCGGGTAGAAGAGGCGGAGGGGGTGGCTATAAAGGTCAATACACACCTCGACAAACGGGGGCTGGTGGAACAAGTAGGGCCGCTGGCGGAACGGAACAAACCCTTCAGCAGATGAGTAGCGACGCGATACGCTCTATTTTCATGGAGGCGCTACCGAAGGTTCCTAATCAGAGAGCTTACTTTGAGGATATGCTCACGCCGATATTATCCAAGTTCAGGTATAGCTTAGAGAAGACACCAACTGGTGAGCCTAAAGGCGCTCAAAAACCATCTGCACAATACGACTGGGCAAGCCATTGGGCAGAGGGAACTGTCGAGGGGCAGGAGAAGTCATGGTCTACTTTCCTCGAACAGTACCAGTGGGGGAAGGAATGGGCCGACCTCAGTCCTTATCAGAGGGGTGAGTATACCGGTAGATACGCACCGGCAGCGAGATGGGTGAATTACTAAATGCCTAAGACTACAGAAAAAGAAGTAATCGCTAAATACGAAGCCAGTAAGAACAGACCCCAAACAACCCCTAGGCCTACTGGTTATCAGGGCGCTGATTCATACCGGAGTCCTGTCGGGCAGATGGAATTCAATCCTTCCAAAGAAGAGAAGTGGCTCTATTCGGGAAACCTTAACGACTTCGCCGCTAAACAGATGTTCCTTAAAAGACCCGACGGGTCAATGGACTATGATGACATAGAGAGCTTTCTCTTAAAGTATCCGGGGTTAGGGGATAGCGGCGATATTTCCTATTCTATGCTCAGTAATCTGGATTATCGCAAGGAACACATCAGCAGGGAAACATGGAAGGCTATTTGGGACTATGACCGGATGGCTCTTAAATACTTCCAACCCCTAATTCCCGGCCCGGTGGCTGTTGCGCAAAACTCCTTAGCCGAAAGAATGAAAACCGTCGCCGCTCAGGAAAGAGAGGCTAAGGCCAGAAAAGAGGGTGGGCTTACTTTAATAGAGGGGGAAGCACCTACTCCACTAGTGGGTTTGGCTGGCGAGACACCCACCCCCCAGTCTACGACAGATAAAAGCATTAGAGTGGGTAAACCCAAAACCGAACTCTTTCCCGGTGCTGAAACACTGGAGACTGAGGTGGTGCAACCCTCAGCGGACACTATCCCCACTGAGGTGATAGAAGAGTATTACTCCAACCCCGAAGGGTGGCAATTAGCAGCAGTTGAGTTCTTGAAGACGCTATCAAGCACGCCGGGGTTTAAAGAGCTCACTGTCCCTGTGGCGCGTGGCGTAACTATCGGGCAGGAAAAGATAAGTGAGTATTACAACAAGTCCATCGCCGCCGGTTTAACGGCTCCCGCATGGGGGCTAGAGAAGACTGATGAGGGATTAAGACCCACGCCGGCCGGTATCGAGTTTGCTGCGGGGGTGGCGGAGTCGTTCCAGGAGGGAGACCCTTTTGGTTTATACAAACAACTTATCCCCGGTGGGGCAGGATTTAAGGGTTATGAGGAGAGCGACATCCCTGAAGGGGCAAAATTTGCCGCTGAGCTAGTTGGTGATTTGCCCTTTATCATAACCGGTATTCAAGGAGCCGTCAGGAATATCAAGGTTTGGCGTGCTGCTCGAAACGCTGTTACTAATCCAGCTAAAGCGGCTAAGGTCTTAGGGGTTAATCCCAACGCTACGGCAGAGGAGATTAAGACCGCATACAGGAAGGCGGCTTTCAGGTGGCATCCTGATGTTAATAAATCCCCTACCGCATCCAAGAAATTTGCGGAAGCGACTGCGGCTGTTGATACCTTAATGGGAAGAGTTAAAACGGGTGTGCAGCCCGTGCCACCGCTGAGGCAGAGATTAATCCGTGATGCCGTGGGTTTTATAAATAGGCAAAAACTCGCCAGAGGTGGGCCCCGGTATGGCGTTGAGCGCAGCCTTAGGAAACTTGAGGAAGTTGGGCTTGATGTTACGGAACCGTTTAAGAAACTCGATGAGTATATGAATCTTCTGTCTAAAACTGCTGACTACCCTAAAACTGCCGAGTTCAAAATGGTGAGGGATAAGTTATGGGAAGAGCTACTTGATGCTGTTAATCGGTGCAAACCTACCCCAACCACAGGGGGAGCGCCGAGTACCGCTGTCAGAAGGTTCTTTAACCTACCCACTACCCCATCTCCGGTCTCATCTGGACTCCTACCTTCCCTTACTCCGACTCAGACAGCGCTCGATTTAACCTCTAATCAGAATGTTTACGGGGCGATGGCCCGCGCTATGCCCAGGCCGTTAGCTGAATCAATCGGTGGGTTGTCAGCGGTAGCTAAGTCTCCGGTAGAGAAATCAGCGGTTATGGAGCAGTTTCTTAAATTCGAGGGAAGCAATAAAGTCCAGGTGGCGATGGCGGGACTCCATGCGATAGGCAGTTCAACGGAAGTCTTCGGACTGGGTAAGGACTTAATCGTAAAGGAAGGCCCGTTAGCCGGCACTCATATTCAGGAAATATTAGAACATCGAGCTAAATATAAAGTTAGTGATACACAAAAAGAATGGCTTAAAGAGTTCGACGCTCGTGAGGAAGCCAAGATTAAACTCTTAACAGACGAGGGGATTGACGTAAACCTCATAACACCGGAGGAGGGTGGAAAGTACGCATCAAGGCGCGTTGTCGCCAAACTCAATCCTGACGGTGAACTATTACAGGTGGCCTATATCTTCCCCGGTGGTGGGAAGGGGTTTAAAACACCGTTTGAGGAAACCAGGGTGTTTACGGACATTAGCGAAGCCCTTGAAGACGGGTTTATTTATATGCCCCCTGAAGACGCCCTTGAGTTCAATATGAAGGCTGCCGTTGCGAGAGTAGCCAGCAAGAGAGCTACTGACTGGCTGTTAACACAGATAGATTATAGAACGGGAACCAAGATTAAATTCGGGGAGGCACGAGTCAACCTACCCGCCTATTCGGGTAAGATTCTCACTGGCCCGGATGCACAGAAGAACGCTGAATTAATCAGGAAACTAGCCAACCCTCAATTCAGCGAGGCGCTGGATAAGGTTAATAAATTAAACGCTATCGGTAGGTTCTTCGCCCTTGCAGGAGATTGGTCGGCCCCCTCTATCCAGTTAATTCTAATGTCAGGTTCTCACCCGGCCCAGTTTATTACAAGTTTCAAGGGGATGGCTCACGCTACGCTTGACCCCAAGTTCCACGCTAAGTATATGTCTGAGAATATAGGTATTATACAGAAGTATCCCGGTTTAATGACTACCCTTTCCGGTACAGAGATGACGGCGGCCATGCACGGTGGCGGGTTCTTTACGAGTAAGGTGGGTAAGGTTTTAGGGAAACCCCTTATCCCGTTCCAGAGAGCGTTTGAAACCGCGCTCGATGTCGCTGGCGTGGAGATGGCAAAGGCGTTTGATTATCTGGGAACCAGCCCTGAGAATATCAATGCCATTGGGGATTTCATTAATCACTACAGGGGGATGCTTAACACACGCAGGCTTGGTTTAGGTAGCAAGCAAAGGCAGATAGAGACCGCCGCTATTCTAGCCCCACAGTATAACAGGGCCATTGCCGCCCTG